CCGGGCCGTAAGTAAGCGCCGTCCTGACCTACATTAAAGGTAACGCTTTCGGTTTCTTGGGCCTCGCTAGCCAATAGCCATTCACCAAAGCGTCTAGCTTGACCTCGACTAGTGCACCCCAGCGCAGTAGTTTCTATTTGTCTAATTCCATATCTTTTTACGGATTCCTCGTTTTCTACGTACTCTACGCTTGGGTTATAAAGATTAAATTTATCAATATAACGAATAACAGCGACGCTATGGCGAGCTTTTTTAGCAGAAGAAGAATAGTTAAAATCGCCGTTTACTACATTAGCATTATTGAATTGGTAAAGAGCGGTCTTGAATGCATCTTGGACAGCATATACTAGCCCGTTAGCATAATAGACAATGCCTCTAAATATAGAAGACAAATCATTTATAACTTTATAAGCTTCCTCGCGAGAAGTAATTATGTGATTCATTGTGAACCTCGGTTCAACTCCTCCTGCTCCATCTGGAACTAACCCGTCGCAATATTGAGCTATTTCATATAAAGCCCATTTATCTACAAAACTAGAATCTACAAAATCCCCCAACCCATAACGAGGGTTTGTGATTAAATCGTAAAAACACCAAGCTGGGTTGTCTGTCCATCTTTTTTCAATTATAGAGCCCGCCCCGGGTATTGGGGCATCTGCTCCGGCTTGCCAACTCTCAATTTCCTTAAAACCTCCATCCCAGTAATTATCCGGAGCAGTTCCCATATGATTCTGCCCATTGATTACTCCAAGCCATCCTTCTGTTGTAGCTCCTACTTCCCCTGTAACGTCAGGGTATCGTCTTTGGCCTTTATTTTGACTCGTTAGAATTGCTGAGCCTCCCCATGCAGTTTGCCAACCATCTCTAATCCATGTACTGGCATTAGTAATTGTTCCAGTTCCTACTGGGTAGTCAACGCCTATTTCTAAAATTTGCCCTCCTCGAAAATATACTAACTGACCTTTTTTTAATTGGGTATTTATAGTTACGGTAGGCCAATTACCAACAACAATAGCATCACTTCTGCCGTATGTTTTTAAAATTGGGTTATAGTTATTGGGAATTTTAACTTTTATCAGTTTTGTGTCGTATGATCTTTCCGGAACTCGACTAAAAAATTCAGCATCAAACTTGGAATAAACCATAACGCTATAAGGATAACGGAGTTTCGTGCCATAAATTTCTACTATAGAATCAATAAAAGAAACATTTTTTAAATAAGCCGTTAAAGACTCAGGAGTAGTCCTTATAACTTTTATTTTCCAACCTGCGAATCCGGGTTGATCTACGTAGTCGGCCGAGAAATCAATAGTAGTTGATCTAACATAAATTTGATCTATATGTCCTTGTATTGTTTCAGTTTTGAAAAAAGTCCAAGAATTGTTTTTCGGATGCTCTCCATTTATTTCATCAGAATAAAAATCAAAAATAGGTTGATAATATATATTGTAAGTTATCTCACGAGCTTTGATATCTCCATACCCCACAGCTGGAGGATTTTTGCCTTTTTTGAAGTCTTTGGGAGCATCCTCGCTTCTAATTTGTTCAAATAATTGACTAACTCTTACTCTTAACTGAGCTTTAGTGCACTCGTTATTTAATATGCTATAAGTTTTAGCTACAGTGTCTATTCTTGAGTCGTCAGCCAAATCCCCTGCGGTTTGAGTGGCAGATGGAACTGTTCCACCTTGTATTGATACCCCGTAAAGCCTCTCACCGATTTGCCTCTCTACCGTTAAGTCTAGAGTCTCGCTTGCTGGTAGCCTACTATTTAATTGAGCTAAATTTCCTTCAGGTAGGCCTTTAGAGTATTCTAGATTTATGTTAGTAAAATTATAATATCCATTTTGATCCACAATGGGAGTATTATTCCAATATATAGACCTTAAAAATCCAAGCGTAGTTTGGGGGGAGCTGCTTGGAGACCCATTTCCATCCAGTCCAGTGGCTGTATAAGCAGTAAAGGTTTCGCCCGTAAAATATCCAGTATATCCAGCTATCCCGCTAAAACTATAGACACCGCTTACTATGCCTTCTATAGGCCCTTCTCCTAGCAGATCTATAATCTCCGCGTCGGAATCTAATACAACTAATTCATTAGGCGCGTCGCCAGATTGTACGCCTCTTTGGTCGGTTACTACTTGCCGAGCCTGTCTTTCGTCACCTCCGCCAAATCCTCCCATTTTATTCTATCTCCTTTTGCATGTCTTTTATTCTATTATTAACTTTAGTATTAATATTATTAATGTTATATCTTAATCCATATTGGTTATCGCCCCATGCGTCATTCTTCGGAACTCCAGCGTCCTCATTAAAATGATCAGTAGCGGCCTGAATGACTTGACTGCCGACAAGCAACCTTCCGTACCCTACAAAAACCGGGCCTCCTTCATTGGTTACGTTTTGAGGCCCCGAAAACGTATAAGGCGGCCTTCCTCCTCCTTCTATTTCTCTAAAGTCGTCAAATTCTGGATCAGGAGTTAGTAGATTAGTTATTCCTGCTGCCACAAGGCCGATACCTGCAACGACAGCCATACCGTACATACTTCCCCATCCGGCCGTAGCTATCATGGGTGCGCCAACCCAAATTAGAGCAACTCCTAATATCACTGTAAACCAATCAAACCAGTCGTCCGAACCTTCCACTACTGGAATTATATCTATAGTTTTTAAGTTAGAGATTCGGTCAAGGCATAATTGAGAAGACTGTAGTCCTTCTTTAGTGTTAGGGCTTTTTCCTTCTTCTATAAGAAAATCGTCGCCGTTAATTAAAACTCTATATTTTATTTTTTCTTTATCGTTAGCTATCAGGTAAGAATAAAGTTTTTTACAGTTCGCTTGGACCCCGTTAATAGCTTCTTTTACATTAGAGGCTACAAGGCTCCATTGGCTGCGTCCTATTTGGTCGGCCAGAACTCCGTGTAGTGTGACTTGAACTCTATTCATTTATTTGGGTGTGTCTATATACTTTATAAATTTTTCTTTGTATTACTGGAGTTAGCATTTCAGTAGTAGGGAATCTATTTCGAGGATGGTGGTACATTATTCCATCTCCTAAATACACTCCAACATGACAAGGGCCGTCTCCTTTTATCATTTCAAATACTATGACGTCATGCCTTTTTAACATTTCTATTCCAGACCATTCCATCTCTATTATGTCTAAAGAAGTCTGATTTAATTTAAAAAGATCTTGAATTAAATTAGGGTTTTCATTCAGCCAATTTGCTCCGAGGTCATTGTTTCCTCCGATTTTTATTCCTAGCTTTTTATAATGGTCTTTAACAAGCGTATAACAGTCTCTTTTGCCTAGTTCAAATTTTTTATCAATATCAACTACTCTTTCTTTTTTAGGGTCAAAACATAAAAAACTTCTAGTCCCTAGATGATATAAAACAAAAGGCAAATTATGCCCCCTGCTCATTTTTTTATCTTCTTCTGAAAAATAATTATTTTCCGAAACGTGCGTATGGTATACGGCTTTTATCTTTTCTTTGCGCGAAGCTTTTAAGTAATCAAAAGGCGATATAGTGAAATGACTTGCAGGATTTTCTGAAGCGTTAGCGCATCTCACAATACTCTCTGAAAGAATTAACCCGCAAGATTCTTCTTTTTGGTTTTCTTCTGCGTGAGCTTTTATCTCTTTTTTTATGAAGTCTGATATCATATTATCTGCCTCCTGCTACTTTTCTAGCGGCCGGAAATCCTCCAAAAGGCAGGCCTCCTTTTCCATTAGTTACTGGGCCTCCGATTTGGCATGCCCCCGGAGCAGCCCCGGGGTTGTCTGCTCCCCATCTTAACCTACACCCGCCTAAAGTTTTAGAGCAAACATCAGCGACCCAATAATTAGTGTTAGGTGGGGGATTGTTCCTGTTTTGTTCTTCGTCGGTTATGTTAACTTTTGCCACAAAATAATATTTAATTTTATCTTTTAAAATGTAAACATAGTCGCCTTTGTTATAAGTAGTGTCTGCTTTCCATTCTGTTCTATTAGATGTTAGGATTGCTTCGTTATGATCAATGATGCCAACTATAGATTCGTCTTTGTCATTAGCGACAGGTGGGGCGTCTTTAGGAAGAGTGAATTCTTTTGTAGTTAACTCGGCTTTTTGTAGAACAGGGACTTGCTCGATAGCGTTCCCTGACGAGTTAATTTCACTTTCATCAATGTGTTGGTACCAACAGCCCGGACCGCGGTATTGCCAATTGCACTTGTCGGCTACTATTACCCTACGAGGAATCTTTACTCCTTCTAAATCTAAAATAGAAGATAATTGATATTGTATAGTGTTTTTATTTTCGCCCGTTTTTCTCTCTATAAAATAAACATCTTTTGGTAGTTCCGCATTAGGGTCGGGTTCGTATCCTGCAGGTAGTTCTTGAATACGAGGGGAGAAGGCTCTTTTAGCTGGAGACTGCGTGGCGAATTCAAAGTTCACCCAGTCTAAATATTTAGCAAAAGTTCTTCTGCGGGTAACCTTGCTTCCAATTATATCTCCATACTTTAAAATGTGGTGTTTTAAGAGAGACAACATTGTGACACCTTCTTCGGTTTGACTTGCAATAGTTAGGACAGGGGTGGGAAGCGTCCCTTTGCTAGAAGTCTCAAAGCCCGTAGCTTGAATAGGAACAGGGTAATAGTCATTGCCATTCCAAGTAATTTTAGAATTAAATACTTTAATATTGTTGTGAAATCTTAATACTCTATCAACCGCATCAGGAAAGCCTATAGCGGAAGCTTCGTCGGCTAAAGTTGGAATAGAGTTGGCATCTAAGACATCAGATAAATCTATTTCAAATAAAGTGACCATCGCTGATGGAGTTAAGTTTGATAACTCAAAAGCTAAAGATTTAATTGATGATTGAGCTTGATCTTTATTCATCTATTTTAATTGTTTTCCTGCGATAAGGTAGCAGTTACGGTATAGTTGTTGTAAAATATAAAAGTGCTATTAAAGTTAGGGCAAACAAACCTTTTACGAAATCCACCTGTTGTGTTATCTGCATATAAATTAGGCAGCTCTTTAATGGCAAAGCTCTCTACCGCTTTGCGAGCTTTAAGAAAATGTAAAATAGCTCGAGCTTCTCGTTCGGTTCTTTTCTCAAAAGATATTTCTATATCAATAAGCTGCGAAAATACCCCGTCAGGATTTCTTTGCTCGTAGCCGTTGCCAAATTTAACAACATTAACTTTTGGGTTATGGCGAGTAGAAACATTATAAGAGGGCTTCCACAGGAATAAGGGAATCTTTTGATTATTAACTGTTACATAGCCTCCCCAATTTGTTGAGTCGGATTCAGGTGCCGTGCCTGTATTTGCACCTGTTAGGTTGTAGTAGTATTTCACGTCTTTGGGGACTTTGTTCGTAGCAGCCGCTCCTCCTACGTATTCAATACGAGCCACTATGTCATTTTTAACGTAAGTCTTATTTGCGACCCATGTTTCTACATTATAAATACTGTTATCAAACGCCATTTTTCCCTTAATCCTTTATTTATTATATTACACACAAAAAAGAGTGTAAAATAAAGATAAGGTAATGTTAGGAAGAATTAGGAGAGACGCGGAAAGTATCGTAATTAACGGTACGGGAATACAAGGAGTCACGTCAGCTACGCTGGGGTATGACTCTGCAGCATCTTCACCGTTGTCTAATTTAGGGATAAACCGCATTCAGTATGCCCCTCAAGGCCCTCAGACGGCGAGTTTGCAGTTAAATACGCTGCTTACGCATTATTTTCCTGAAAATTACGCAGATATTACAGCGTCGGATCATATGTTGAATTTTACTGGGGATTTACCCTTTAGTGGAATAGTTAGTTATGGAGATGAGAAAATTGAGTTCACTGAAGCGTATTTGGAGACATATAGCGTTTCCTGCGGAATAGGTGAAATACCTAGCACATCTACTACTTCAGTAATTTATGGACAAATGGGGACAGGTAATAATATCCCGAGTTGGGAGCAATCTTCTGCTTCCGCTCCTAATTTATCTATTCCTAGTTATAGTTCAATGGAAGTTAATTTAGATGAGTTCAATACTAATAGGATGTTATCATTTAGCGTCGAGATAGCAACACCTAGGGTCCCTCTCTATGCTGTTGGCCTAGACTCTCCAACTGGAGTTATAGCAGGTACCCCTATTGAGGTTAATGTTAATTTTGTATTAGACATAGACGACTATGAAATTAAAAATATGAGGTTTGTTCCCGAGCAAACAGTTTTTCAAAATACTACAATAACTTTGAACAAAAACAACTCTCAGGATAAAATAATAGAATATTCGTTTCAAGATATGCTATTAACTTCTGAGTCTTTTCAAGCTAGCGCAGACGGTAATGCTGGGGCTAATTTTAATCTAAGATCTTTCATATTAAGGTGAAAAATGTGTAATAATTAAAAACTAAAGGATATGGCACAGGTATTTTACGATAAGGCAGCGGTAGAAGTAAGCGTAGGCGGAGTAACCGAAACGCTTTTGGCTTCTGATTGTAATATAAATTACAGCAACTCCCTTCAGCCGTTGTATGTTATCGGCAATAAAGGTAGCTTGGGTCATGTTCCCGGCGGCCCAAGAGTCGGCGATATTTCTTTTAATTTTTTAACTAGCATCACAGGTAAAGTTCACTCTCACCCCGGTAATATTATTAATTATCTAGCTAGCGGCCTGAAGCATTCGATAGGCTCGACTGGCTCCGGGGTTTTAATAAAATGCGCAGGAATGAGCGGTATGGGATTTTTAAATTCTTATGCTTTTAACACTGCTAGCAATTCCGTTTCCACATCAAGTGCGTCTTTTAGCTTATTTGGCGGTTTTAGTACCCCCACTAATGTTGATAGTGTTATTAGCGGTAGAATCACAGGTACTGACCCGGCTATATCAAATCCCGGAGGAACCGCTGTCGCAACAGGAGTAGCTCATGGGCGATTTACGGATTTAACTAATTTAAAAACAACTATTAGCGCCCCAAATGCAGGTACGGAAGTGGGCACTGTATATTCAGCGGATTATTCTATTTCATTTAATCATAATCCTATATACAAAGTTGGCCAAGAATTTCCCACTACAACACTATATACCAACGCTTCCGAATCGATAAATGTAGCGGAAGATGTTTTCAATTCAGGGTTAACGTACACAGGGGACGCTAATGATTATTTAATAAACTTAAAAGGGGTAGACGCCACGGAGCAAATAATGGAGGTAAAAATGATTAGCGGCCATCAGGTAAATACTTCTGCTACCGTTGGGCTAGATGATATTATCAGAACGCAAAAGACCTTAACTGCGGCCTATTAATGTGTTTTATTCAGCTAACAACGCACTTCTTAAGATCAACGGAAACGAAATTTTAGCTTCCAATGCTGAAATGTCTCTTAACGCGAGTTTGGAGGCTAACTATGTAATAGGGGATAGAAATACAAATTCTTATATAGCATCTAATGGTATTGGGGGCTCATTAACATTTGCATATTTTTTAACCGGTAATGATTATTTCAAAACCTTTATTACTGGTCAAGGAGAAGTACCTCAAGAAGAGAGTCAAATAATATCGGGTAATTTTGGAGGATTGAATTTTGACAGTGGGTATTTAACTTCTTATAGCGTAAATTTTTCTCCAAATCAGCCTATAGCCGCTAGTGTTAGTATAGCATTTTTTGATGATCTTCAAGGAGTTTTTGAGAGAACTGAAGAGCAGGTGTCGCCTGCTACTGTTTTAAATTCATCTAGAATAAATATAATTTCAGCCTTTGAGACAGATGAAGTTGACAGTTTTGTAGCCGGTTCTTACAATTATAATTCAGAAGTAGCTCCAGTTTATTTAGCGGAAGAAACAAAACCTAGCAGTATTAGCTTCGGTAAAAAAACTGTTAGCATGAACTTTGAAATAGATAACCCTACAGGTAATTTACCTGTAGATGGGAGCAACGTAAAACTAGAGGCTAACTTGAGGGGATATAGTAGCGACGCGGTTTTAGATACTTTTTCCTGCTCCGGAGTAATGCAATCTAGGAATCTAGCTTCGGCCGCTGGAGATTATATAAAACAAACAATTAATGTGATACAAAACGATAGTCAAATTAAAATAGTAGTACCAGAAGGATTTTTTAGCTATGGCTCCGTGGGGGCGGGTAACGTGGGGATGGGGAGCACAGAATTTCAAGGATAAAAAATGGCATATTTAACTCCAAATACGAAGTTTGAAATATCAGGTCAAAACATGAACTTGATCGACGACCTTAGATTTGGAGATATATTTGTTGAGGATTTGCAATATGTAGGCACTACGGGAGTTTCAGGAACAGTTCCTATAAACGCTTTTACGAGTGATGTAATAGCGTCTACTTCTCATGGGCAATTTTCTTTAGGTGAAAAATATATCATCTTAACTTCGAATGACCAAGTAACAGTAGGAAAACTTCCTAATATTAGTGGTAAGGCGGGAAGCCTATATTCAGTCACTGGCGAAAACTTTTACCAAATAACGAATGTTAAATTCGGGGAAGTGGAAGCTAGCTTTAATTTGGTAGACTCGGAAACAGTTGAGGCTATAATTCCTCAAGATGCTGATTACGATGGAGTCACAGTTTTTTCTGCCCTGCGAACGGGCCTAAACAATAACCAGTCTCTAGCAAGTGGGCTTAGCGTGGATGAGTTTGTTCCTATACCCGAAGTGTCAGGATTAAGTTCTTTTCAATTATCTTCCGGTGAAGATTTGTCTATAACAGGGTTTTCTTTAAGCGGCGTTACAGGAGTAAGGTTTGCTAGTAATGACGATTTGATATCAGGCGTAACATTGACTGCTAACACAGCGACCGTGAAAATTCCATCTGGAAATATAAGGGGTCAAGCTGATTTGTTGTTAAGGAGCGGGCAATTCACTCAGATGGATCAAAAATTTGCGCTCTCTCCTTTAGCTACGATTACTGGAGTAGGGTTCTCTCAGGTTGGAGTTTCTTCTGCTAAACCCGCGGGATCAACAGGAACTTTCTTATTAGTCTCGGGGGACAATTTTGTTGGGGATATTTTATATGAAACCGGCTCTAATTATCTTGGAACGGTAATGGGAGAAACGGGTGAGTTTAAATTATTAAGTGATAAAGTCGCTTCAGGATTAATTCCTACAGGTATAAATATACAGGTGTCTGGGGGTAACGTTTCAAGTGACCCAACTATATCTTCTGGAGTCGTTAGCTTCTTTTCAGATAATTATCCAGAGTCTTATCCTTCTAATGTCCATTTTACGCCTACTATAGGTTTGCCTATTATAGATGGAATATCGCCATCATCTGGGGTAGTTGGAGATTTTGTTACTATTAGTGGTAAGAATTTATACAGCATCACTGGGGTAAATATGTTGTTAAATGCTTCTTCTAATGTTGGGGCAGGGACATATAGCGCAGGAAATATAGCTGAGATTACACCGGGATTTGAGCTTAGTTTTCAAATAGGGAATGCCGCTACTCTTGGAACTTTAGGAGAGTCTTATGACGTTGTGTTATCTGGGCATTTTGGCTCAGTAACTGGAACCAATGGATTCTTTTCTTTTGGTATTCCCACTGTAACATCTATAGATCCCGATACTGAGGTAGTACCCGGAAGAACGGGTTTGATGTTGGGGACCTGTTTGTATACCGGAGCAGGAGCCGAGCTGTGGACAGGGGGTGCTGGACTCGGAAGCTATGCGCTTTTTCAAAAGCTCCCCTCTAGCGGATATAATAACACTAACCATAGTCAAATTAAATTTCAATACCCCGACTCTTTTCCTAGTGGCGTTAACTTCAAGGTTTTGGCTAGGAATAGGAGAGGCAGAAGCAATCTTACCGATAGCGATGCAGACATTACAGCGTTAACTCCTCCATTCCTAAGTGGATTTGAGCCAGAGTCCGTTGAGTTTGGTGATACCGTCACTATGTCTGGACATTTTGAGAACATTGTTTCTAATGGGTTAAAAATAGGAGATACTATAGTCTCGCAAATAAACCAAAACTCTACAACAGGTTTTAATTTTGTTGTACCTGAGAACACTCAAACAAACACAATTAGTGTTAATACTAGTGGCGGCATACTAGAAACGACAGGTTTTCTGGCTGTAGCCCCAAGTAAGCCGAGTATTAGTGGATATTATAGCGGGGAAGTAAAACCGGCTATAATTGATTATTCTCAAGTTTTTAAATCTAACGATCAGATAACTATATCCGGAGCTGGAATGGATTTAGTCACGGGAGTTAGATTCTCGGGAGAATCGGATTATTTTGATTTTAATTCTTTTACTTCTCAAAGGTATAACTCTTTAAGGTTTAATGTCCCCGGGTCGATAAACGGTGAGAGCGGAAAATTTCAGCTTTTAGATTCTTTTGGGCGCCTCACTGAAAGTAATTCAACAGGTATAAATTTAATATCAGTTTCTGGATTTAATAATTTTGCGATACCAAATGAAAGCATTGATGTTACTGGATTTAATATAACTGGCATGGACGTGCTTTTTCCTTATCCTACTGGAGGACATGTTACTGTGCAACCGCACGTTGAGAGCTTGATAGCTAATGGGGTAGAAAAAATTTCAGTTCGAGTCCCTACTGGTATTTACCATGGGGATATTAAACTGTCAGGGAGGCAAAACCAAATAGAAGCTAGTGGATTTTATCCAATAGGAGTAGTGACAGGAATAGACGGGGGTTTGGCTAAGTCTGACGATAATACTTTCTTTGTTGAAAAGGGAACAAAAATTACTGTTACAGGAATAAATACTTTTGACGAGCAGTTGATCGATTCTGAAATGTCGGGGTCGGGGTTAGGCCTCGTGGCATTCTCTGGCGTTTCTATATTAAATGTTCCAGATTCAGGCATGGATAATACTGAAAACAGTTTCATTCAATCAACTATTCCTATAGATAAATATTCTACAGGTCTTGCTACAATAGGAGGGGTAGCTAATACTTTTTATTCTGAAATAGAGTTAACATCTCCTCTTGATTTATTAGGGTCGGGAAGGATATATATATTAGACCCTTGGTTTAAGGATACGGAATTGAATTTTAGTTTAATAAACACAGGTTCATATTTAGAGCCAGTTAATTCTTTTAATGTGTTAGGTTATGATGACTTTAAATTCCCTGAATCTGGAATAGATGAATTTGCAAATAAAATAACTAATAAAAAAGTAACGTCTTATGCTAGAGATTTCGTAAATACTGGTGATTGTTTTTATGTGACAGGATACGGCCCTCTAAGAGGGGCGCCGGGAACTAGTATTCGTCTAAGTGGACATAAATTAGACGAAATAACAGACATAACATTTTCTAATGGAGAACAGGGCGCTTCAGTTAATTTTACAGGGACTTCTTCGGAGTTGGAGGTAGGGGCTCCAGACGTTTTAGGAATGAATTCTATAACTTTAAATGGTTCAGGAGCTTCGGTTTCAGTTTACCACACTGGACTTAGTCCTACGGGTGCTCCTAGATTGACTCAGAGTGGAGTCCCGTACAAATCTTTTGAAGTATTGTTATCTCCAGAAGCTATAGATTATCAAGTTATACCAGAAGGCATCCCTGAGCCTAGGGCCACCGCTGATGCAACTGTTAACTATACCATAGAAGAGACAGTGAATGGAACTGTGTTCCTAGTTACTAGAACTAAATTCCCAGACGGAAGCACAATGGTAATAAATAGCGTACCTAAGCCCTAAAGGTCTGCTTCTCCAATATCAATAAAATAAAGGAGCCTGTAAATGCGCTCCGCTCCTTCATTATTAAATATATCCATGGGCGTATCCATGTTTAAATCTGGATTGGGTTTATTTATCCACTCACCTACATAGTCATGATCCATGACAGCGCAGCACTCGTTAACTAAGTTAACAAACTCTATTAAATTATGTTTAGGGATTTTCATTTGTCTCGGCGCCGCTCGTCATACTGCCTGCGTCTCTCGTTAGAGTCAATTTTTCTGTCCAGTTTGTCTTGGCCGCTCTGAAGCCTTTCTAATCTTTGAAGGATATATTCTCTTTTTTCTTTATCATCTATTCTGTCTATGTACTCCAACCCTTTTTGAATAATCCTTGGGTCTATTTTTGGCCGTCTAGAGGGGACAGTAACTATGTTTGCCTTAGGTTTTGGCGGTGCTACTTTGGTGGATTTACCTTTATCGTCCTTCTTCTTCACAACTGTCGGTTTAGTATTGAGGGCGGGTAATGTAATTGTAGAGGGCAGCTTATGAGTCTCAAAAGAGAGAAGCTCCGTTACGCCGTTATTATTTACCTCCACTAAACCTCTCTCTACGCTTAAAAGAGTTACTCCGCTATCCGTCCTTTTTTTGGTAGAAAGAGTTAAGAATCTTTTAGGAATATCTTTTGAAAACAAATAAACGTTAGTCACGCCTCTTCTTCTCATAATACCTGTAAGATTTAATGTAACAGGCGGTTTCTCTAGAAGCTTCGGCAGTTCAACTTTGGCGGGAGGCTTATCTAGGAGAGAGAAAGCGTTTCTTTCAACTATTTTATCGTATCGAGTTGTCTGTGCGTAGAGCGCTGGGGCGAGTAGGATAAATATTAATATTTTCATTCTGCGTAATAATAAGGGATTCTTGCTGTTGTGTGGCATTGGTAACATTGATCGTAAGTCTTCACTAAAGCTTTAATGTCGGAGTCCGATATGGTTGGTAAGCGATATTCTGGCATTTCGTGAAAAGTTTCTATTTGTTTTCTATATACTTTACACGCAGCAATTCTGGCTTGGCGCTTCGCATTTGCATAACTTTGTAAAGATAAAGAAACTAGTAACAACATAACAGTAATGGCTAATAAAAACTCCAATACTGTAAACCCTTTTTTCATTCATCTTCTAATTCTTTTATACACTTGTTTAAATCGCAGCACTCTTGAAGTAAGTTAATAGCCGTAGCTCTCCAGTATTTACCAATGTCTCGAAGCGCTTCATTTTGGTCTCTTAAGCCTTCTAGGTATTTTTGAGCTTTATCTATGTGAGGGCAAGTGTTGCCGGGAATAGGCGGGCAATCTTCTTTTAGTTCCTTATACCCTTTTTGAGGTATGCTCATGAATGCTTCCAGAAGCTAAGTTTCTCTTTTTCTCTTTTTTCTGCTGGCATCGAGATATAGTTTACATAAGTCTTTTGTTCTGACCAGTTTAAAAGTTTTCTTAACAATTTAGTAAGCTTAGAAAAGAATTTATATCTAAAAGTTCGTTGGAATAATCTCTTTTTAGCGTTAGCTGCCTCCCAGTCTTTTTCTCGCTCCTCTGCTTCTTCAGCAGTTTCCTGTATTTCGAATTTAATTAATTCTTTTTTATCTATGACTCCATTCGTAAAAATAAATTTAAACTCAGCCCACCAAACATTTTCATCTTCATCATAAAATGATGTATAGAAATTTACGCCCCCGTTATGACCTACCTTATTCCAGCGGCCTTTTTCGTAAGGATATTTTTTGGGGGTATCTTCAGTTATTTGTTCTGTGCTTGAGGGTTCGCAATTCCATGAAGACTTGTCATTTATAAAAAGGTTCTGTTTATAAATTTTGTATTGATCGAGTGCATTTTCCAAACACTTAGTTTGAAACTGGATACCCCTGACCGACCCGCCATAGCGACTAGAGCCCTTCAAGAGTTTCTCTTGGTCTTTTGTTAACAAGCCTTTTAGGTAAGACTTCGGTACAATTATATCATCAAACATTCCCATTTTTTTGTCTTTCTTGCCATCTATTGTGAGCGTCCAAAACTACCGTTGTAGCCTTTTTACCGTTTTTCCATTCGCCAACTTTAACAGTGCTGGCTCTGTCTATTTTGTAAATGCGAAAAAATTGCTTAAATATTTTAAGATGTTCTGGCTCTATTGAATTTAGCCTTGGGTAGCGGCTTTTTGGAGCCCAATGAGGCACAGCTATAACTTTGTAATCTATTTCATCATTATCTACAAAGTCTAGAACCCCCAAAACCCTACATCTGACCAAACTTCCCCTGTCTATGGGGTCGTGATTAAATATTAAAACGTCTAACGGATCTTTATCCAAGGCAAATGTTTGAGTTATGAGTCCGTAGTTAATCGGGTATTGTAAGGACGAAACTAAGCACCTCTCTAATTCAAAAATATCATAATTTTCGTATTTAGTATTAGTCCCTTTTGGGATTTCTACGATGCAGCTTACATGAGCAAATCCATCTTTTGTGATCGGAATGTCATTTACTAGATTTCTTTGCGTCATAAGTGTAATACTTTATATGAACTTATTAGTTCATGCTCCTTTGTGCGAGCCTCCTACGGAATCTCTTCCGTTTAGGTACGTACTTTCTTGCGCTAAATTAGACTGCGGTATGAGCGTACTTCTTGAATGCGAGACAGAAATGAAAGATATATATTGGGAATTTATGCGAAAAAGAGGTATGTTTGATTTCATTTCTGATATAGTTATCCCATTGGAGGAAAGCGGGTTAGGTCTTGATATTAAAGTACGGAGTCAAAGGTCAACAATAATTACTAAATTTATAAGATTTGAAAACCAAGAAGACTTAATCGAAAAAATAGAAAATAAGATTATTCTATTGTAGAAGCAGTTAATTTAGCCTCAAGCTTCTTGACCCTTTCGTTAGCCTCGACAGCCCTATTTGCTGCTTCTTGAGCCATTTCTTCAAAATCCTTAGCCTCTTGAGCCGAAGCATCGGCCGCTGTTCTAGCATCATTTGCTGCATCTTGAATGGCAGAGGCGCATCTCCTTTGGGATTCCAGCATAATCTTGATATGATTATTCATATGAATATTATAATCCAGCTATGAAATTTTTATAAATTTCTTTGAGGTCTTTGAGAATACAGTTTGCCATTTCAACGCGTACCGCGTCAGTGTCTTCCATGACCACGGTGGATTTTACTAATTTTTCGTATTTTTCCTTGGCCTCCATAATAGATTTATGAGTTTTTATCGGTTTATTTCTTTCAAATTCAGATATATTAGGCATCATCTTTGTCCTTTTTTAGCATTATCTCTTTAACTCTATTAACTCTATTTAT